AAATTAAATATACCAGAATGGTATAAAAAATTAGAACATACTGTTTATAATAAAACAGTAAAAGGATGTATGCCTTTTTTAGACACACTTACTTCTGGATATTTATTAAAAATGCCACAGGATTTTTATGTAAGACATAATGTAGAAAATGAACATGGTTTAAAAGATTCTTTTCAAACTTTTGGATTACACGATATACCACAATTATTACAGATAAAATCCATTAATTTAAATTCTGGTGTAGATATTCATAAAAATAAACAACTTAAAGGATCATCTTTGATTGAAAAAAATAAAAATCTACCTTTCTATAAGATATTAAATCCATGGAAAATTAAAACACCAAAAGGTTATTCTTGTTTATTTGTATCACCATTAAATAATTCAGACGATAGATTTTCTATAATACCAGGAATAGTTGATACCGATAGCTTTCCAAACGAAATAAATTTTCCAATTGTTATCAATGGAGATAAATATCCTGTGTTAGAAACCACGATTAAAAAAGGAACTCCTTATGTTCAAATAATTCCTTTTAAAAGAGACAACTGGAAAATGAAATTTAGACAAAGAAATCAAAAAGAAATACAAAACTCTAGAATTTTTTATGGTTTAAAATTATTAAATATATATAAAGAAAAATATTGGAATAAAAAATCATGGAAATAAAAAATTTTATAAAAATATATGATGAAGTATTACCTTGGGAAGCATTATGCAATTTAATTCGTTTTGCAAATGTTTCAGAATTTAAAGAAACTAAAATTGGTGGTAAAGGTGCAAGCAGAACAGATTTTAATATAAGAAGAACATATACATTACCTTTGTCTAATTTAAATAACTCTTTATCTAATGTTCATTGGTTTAACTTACTTCAATTTTATTTTGATAAATATTTAAAACAATACCAATTTGATAATAATATTATTGATTATCATTATAAAAATATTTTTGATATAGAAATTTTAAAATATGAAAACACTGGTTTTTATACTTGGCATGTAGATCATTTTGCAGAAATACCAAGAACAATGAGTTGTATTTTATTATTAAATAATGATTATGAAGGTGGAAATTTATGTTTTAGAAACCCAGACGGATCTGGAGAATGGGAAATAGAAGTTAAACCAAATAGAATGATACTTTGGCCAAGTGTATTTTTATTTCCACATACAGTAAAACCAGTGACTAAAGGAAAAAGATATTCTATAGTAGCGTGGGCTTTGTAAGATTATGGATTTAAAAATAATAGATAACTTTTATAAAAAAAATGATTTTGAATACATGTTATCATCTTCTATATTAAATCCTTATAAATCAACATTGCAACCAAATGATAAATTTTTTATTTCAAGAGCAAATGCTTATCCTTGCTATGAGACAATTAAATTTTTAAAAGACACATCTTTATTTGAAATATTTACAAAAACATTTGAAGAAAAAACTGGTTTTATAATAGAAAATGTAAACACTTTTTTTAGAAAAATATACTCTAGTGAATTAGAACATGTTTTAAAATATGGATTAAGACCACATACTGATGAAAATAAATATAATATAGCTGGAGTTATTTATTATAATACTTTTAGTTTAAATGATGGAACTGCTATATTTTCAGGAATGGAAGAAAATAATTGTCAAATTGAACCAGATATTATTATAGGATCAAAACCAAATAGATGTGTTTTTTATTGTAGTTCAATTTGGCATAGACCTTTACAAGATAAAAATACAGAAGTAAGAATTATACAACCCTTTTTTATAAAAATAAAAAAATGAATATTAAAAATTTTAAATATAAACTAATTAAAAATTTTTTAACAAAAGAAGAAATTAAATTATTAACAGATTATTGTAGGATAAAACATAGAATAAATTTTAATTCTTTTGATTTTAATCAAAATAACAATGGAGATACTTTTTTTTATGGAGATCCCTTAATGGAATCTCTAATGGTCAATAAGTTAGAATTAATGCAAAAAGAAACAGGACTAGAATTACTATGTACTTATGCTTTCTGGAGAATGTATACATTAAATGCTGACCTTAAAAAACATAAAGATAGACCTGCATGTGAAATAAGTGTGACTGTAATGATTAATTCAGATGGAACTCCTTGGCCAATTTATATGGAAGGTACAGAAATAAATATGGAACCTGGTGATGCTGCAATATATTTAGGTTGTGAAGTTGAACATTGGAGAAAAGAATTTAAAGGAGATTGGCATGCACAAACATTTCTACATTACGTTGATAAAAACGGTCCTAATAAAGAATGGTTTAAAGATCAAAGAACAGTATATGGAATACAAAAATGAAATTTAAACAATATGAAAACGGGTCTTGTGACATAGAATTTTCTTGGAGAGAAAGAATAATTCTTTTTAGAAAAGGAAAACTTCATTTATCTGATGAAGATTTAAAACATTTTGGAAATTATCTTGTTAAAATGGTTATGGATTGGCAATTAAAATTTGATGAAAATGTAGTTAATAAAACAACTTTTGAAAATACTAAAATAGAAGGAAAATGAATTTAATAGAACAAAATTTTTTTTCAACTCCTATTTATATTGATGAAGATAAAAAAGATTGGGTAACTAAATTAAATTTATTATCCGATCCCTACATTGAAGAGCAAAAAAATAAATTTAAATTATCAAATAATAATGATTTTGGTTATGTACATCATTCTGAAAGTCTTTTACCTGATATTAATTTTAAAGAATTTTTAGAATATGTAAATTCAACTGCATTTAATATATTAGATCATCAAGGATTTGATCTTAAAAATTATATATTAGCGGCATCTGAATTATGGGTACAAGAATTTTCAAGTTTAGGTGGTGGAAATCATGCTCCACATATTCATTGGAATGGTCATATATCTGGATTTTATTTTTTAAAATGTTCAGACAAAACATCTTTACCTAGATTTTATGATCCGAGACCAGGAAGAATGATGAATCTTCTTCCTGAAAAAAACGAAAATAATCTTACATTAGCAACACATTTAATACATGTTAAACCAGTACCAGGTAAATTTGTTTTTTTTAATTCATATTTACAACATGAATTTATGGTAGATCATGGAATTGAACCTTTTAGATTCATACATTTTAATATACAAGCTTTTCCTAAGCAGTTAATTAACAACAATATCAAAAGGATATAATTATGTTTTATATTTGGCACACGCTACTCGTTTTATTATTTATAGCTTTTGCATTCTTTATGGGGTATAAGCTAGGTAAAAGTAAACAAGAGAATACACAAGATAATAGACAAGAAAAAGGATCTTGCCCATTCTTTAACAATGATAACTTTTCATAGTATTTAACAAAAAGATGGGTATAATGCCACTTTATGCCAATAACAAAATTAAAATTCCCACGTCCTGGTATCAATAAACAAGATACAGCTTATGGTGCTGAAGGAGGTTGGATTGACTCAGATAACGTAAGATTTAGATATGGGGTACCTGAAAAAATAGGTGGCTGGCAATCTGCATCTCCTTATAATCTTATTGGTAACCCAACAGATATTCATACCTATACAGCTAATGATGGTACTTCATTATGTGCCATAGGAACTAATAATAAACTTTATGTTCTTTATAATAACTACTTTTATGATGTAACTCCATTATCCACAACTATTCCAGCGGTGTTTACAATGACATCTGGAACAACGATTGTAAATGTTTTAGCAACATCTAATGGTTGTGCAGCTGGGGACTTTGTTACTTTCTCAACGGTATCTGGAGTAAGTGTTTCAAATACTGCAATTAACAATACTTCAATGGCATCTCAATTCCAAGTTTATGCAACTGTTAATGCCAATAACTTTCAAATTAATTTAGATGGACTAGGTAATCCTGGAACCGTTACAACTTCAGGATCTGCAGCAGGAGCTGCTTTTCAAATAACTGCAGGGGTTGCAATGACTCAATTTGGTAATGGTTGGTCAGCTATGACATGGGGTGCTTTAACTTGGGACACACCAAGAACAGATTCAGTTAAAACACAAGATACAAGAA